AATGCTCGTAAAGAACCCGTGGCTGCTGCTCCTGTAGCATCTGCTAGTTCAGATGAGGATGATGCTCTTTCTTATTTCCAAAAACTTGCAGAGGAATAATTAGGAATATAATCTAATATTTTCTCCTTTTATCAAGGTTTCACTCACATACTGGGTGGAACCTTCTTTGTATGTCATAGCATCTTCCATATCATTAAGGATAAGATTAACATAATTTGGTTTTAGTACAAATATATTTCTTTTTTCATCTTCAATTTTATTTTCATAAGTATAATTGGTTATTTCAGTTGTTATATTTGAAACTGTTGTAGTAGTTTCGAGTCGAGAGTCATAAAATTCAATAGAATAGTTTTGAGGAACTTCTAGACCTGCAGGAACTATAATGGCACGATCAGTATTTCTTACTTCGGTAGTTTCATAGTGATGAACGCTATGAATTTGTTCTTCACTTCCATATTTGTCAATTAGAAAGTTGTAAAAAGATTGATGATCTAGAGGCCATTCAGTTTGGATATTGGTGACATTATTAGATAGAAGAACAATCCAATCTAAGGTTTCATCACCATACATATCAAATGCAACATTATCAGGTCTATCATCCCCTACAATTTTATATTTGGTAAATTTGGTTAAATCTTTAAAAATATCATTCTTTAATTTTCCTCTTTTAAAGAGGTTTTTTACTTTTCTATAATCAGAGATCTTTTTGGAATTAGATTCTCTACTTACATATTCAAAATCTGGTATATTTCTGAAATAAGAGGACATTTTAGTAACCTAAGGTAGTGTCTTGATCATCATCTAATTCTGTATAATCCTTATCATAGATAGGATCAAGTTCATTGAATTGAAGATTTAATTGATATGATGTCATTGTTCTGGCTGGATCATCATATGTCATGTAGGTTCCATCAGGAGTATATTGAACATCACATGAAAGAAGAGCACAAGTTTTAATTTTATTAATTGATGGATGAGTTATTTCAGTAGCACCGTCAAATGTTTGATAATTTATATCAAATACATTAGGAGCTTTAAGGAAAACATTAGAATCTGATGTTTTAACAGACATTCCTTGTTTAAAGAATCTAATAATCTTTTTTACTTGATTTGCTTCTGATGCATCTCTTGGTGATAATTTAAAAGTAAATGTAAAATTTCTTAATTGAGGAGAATTAAAAAGCATCTCTAAGTTTGGATTAAGAACTGCACCAGTTGTTCTTGAAAGTAATTGTTGAGCTCCTACTGCTTGTTGTGCAAGATAGGTATTCATAGCAGTTGCAATATCACTACCTGCATTCTTCTGTCTTAGTTCTCTACCTAATGCACCCGCAGCACCTCCAATTCCTCTCACTGCCTCTGCAATACCAGCGTCTTTTGCCGTTTCAAAGAGGTTGATTGCTGCTCCTGCACCTAGTGCTTGGAGGGGATTAAGTTCTGCTCCTTTCCAATCTACACTATTTTGATCACTAATACCTGATACAACTGGAAGAGTTACTGACCCACCAATTTTAGTAGGTTGTTTTCGTTGAAATACTTTAGATGCTGAGTCAATGGTGGCATTAACAACGGTTCCCTCACTAAATTTCATCGTAAATCTAATTCTATCTTGCTTATTTGCTGCTAAGTCTTCAGGGTAATAATAGTTTCCATAGGAAGATCTTGCGGTTCTTCCTTTAATGTTTATATTAATATTTCGGAGACTATTTGCTACCTCTTCAGCAGTTACAGGTGTTTCAGCTGGTGGAGGCGTACCATTTCCACCAATTTGTTCTCCATCTGCTTTAATTGTTACTCCATCTGCTGTTGTACTATTAATAAGAACTTGATTCCCATTTCCTGCTCTGAGATTATATGTTTCTTGTTCGGATGCAGTTAAACCTCCAGGTTTAATGTAGTTGCTTGATTTTTTGTTTGTTTATTGAGTTTATTATAATATTGTCTTTCTGTATCATTTGCACTGTCATTTAATACTAATTGCCCTATAGAATTTCTTTTTCCTATTATAGTACCAGTATCTAATGTACAACTACCAAATTTAGGGCATCTTACTACTTCTGTTATAAAATCTTTTTTACCATCTACCACCATTTCGATAAGATTAGTGGCATATTTATCACTCTTCCCACCACTAATAAGACCACTACCAGAAGCCCCTTCAAATGTTATGAGTTTTGATTTACTGATAGTCATTAAATTATTTTTTAGTTATTTATAGAGTTCTTAGGAAATAAGCATATGATACATTACGTAGGTCATTAATTTCACTGGGTCGAACGACATAGAGGACTCCTCCAATCTCTTCCCATGTATAGTTTCTGAATTTACCCCAGTGGTAATTTATTCCTCTAAATCCCCATCTTTGTATATCAGTTACGGCAACAAGGGGATGTTGATCATATGTGAGTCTAGGAGTTTTAGCCGTATATAAAAAGGTATAATACTGACCTACATCAGGTACTACTTCTACATCCTTTAAGGTATCCATAATAAGAAGCATCATTTCTTCAGGATCACTCATCTCCTTTAATTCATCCATGATAGGTGCAATCCTGTTATCACCTACCTCTTGTTCATATTGTTCAAAGTAACCTTCTAATTTATCTGCCATTATATATTCCTAATTCTTGTTCAGTAATAATTTTAAATTCAATTTTTCTATCATTACAAAACTCTCTTGCTGCTTTCCATTTAGCTGTATTAACAGCATATGTTTTGCATTCATAGAGATATGATTGAGTCACTTTTTTTCTTTGTTTAGGAGGTTTAGTTTGTTTTTTGGGTTTTACCTCAATCACATATGTTTTAATGGATCCATTGCTTTCTTTGACTTTAATAAGAAAGTCTGGATAGTAACGATGAACCCGATTATCAACAGGAGAACGATAAGGAATATAAAATTCCTCACTTCCCCACTCAAGAATATTTTCATTTAGATCACAATAGTTGCAGAATTTAGTTTCCCAAGTACTGCGACATATAATATTATTTGGATTTCCCTTGTATTTTCGGGGAAAAGATGGTCTGAAGAAACTTTTTTTACTTTCTCCCATTATACATAATATATAAGCAAAAGTATTTATAGATCCGATGGGGACTCCGAGGCCACATAAAAAAGTATTAGCAGATTTAAAGGCATCCATTTTAAGTCCTGCACTTACTTCACATTTTCAATGCTGGTTTTATCCACCTCCTCAAGTAAGGAGTTTGTTAGAAGGTGATGAAAGGGATGATAGATTTATTTCATTATCATGTTCTGAAGCATCATTACCTGGAACTTCATTAGCCACTAATGAAATGATTAATGATCATACAGGGGTAACAGAAAGACATGCGTACAGAAGACAATATGATGCAACTTCTTCCTTTACTTTTTATGTAGATCATGATTATACAATGCTTACTTTTTTTGAAAAATGGATAGGGTTTATTGTGAATGAACCAAATTTAGATTTATCCGAAAGATCTGAATTTGGATTAAATCGGGATGATTATTTTTACAGAGTAAATTTTCCTAAAGAATATCAAACTGCTATTTACATTAAAAAGTTTGAAAAGGATTACAATAATGGAAAGATGCTACAATATAAGTTTTTAAAATCTTATCCTGTCAGTATTGATTCAATGCCAGTTACATATGAGGCATCTCAGGTGCTTAAGTGTACTGTTAATTTTAACTTCTCCCGTTATTGGGCAGAGACCACCTAAATAAAACACGCTGAAATTTTTGTAAGATATTATGCCTTTACCAAAGATTGCGACACCGACGTATGAGTTGGAATTACCTTCGACTAGAAAATCTATTCATTATCGACCATTTTTAGTTAAAGAAGAAAAACTTTTAGTTCTTGCCTTAGAAAGTGAGGATATAAAGGAGATAACAACTGCAATTAAAAATGTAATTAAAGCTTGTGTTAAAACACGAGGGATTAAAGTAGAGAGTCTTCCTACTTTTGATATTGAATATTTGTTCCTCAACATTCGTGGTAAGTCTGTTGGAGAAGATATTGAAGTTAATCTTATGTGTCCTGATGATGGTAAAACTCAAGTTCCTGTAACTATTAGTATTGATGATATTAATATTCAACGAACTGAAGGACATACGAATAAGATTAAACTAGATGATTCTTTAATGATGGAGATGAAGTATCCATCTCTTGGTGAATTTATTAAAAATAATTTTGATTTTAGTGAAGAGAATGTGATGAGTCAATCTTTTGATTTAATTGCTTCTTGTATTGATAAAATTTATAAT